AGATACTGTAAATCCTTGAGATCCACTAAATCTTTCAAATGTAACTTGCTGACCAGTTTTGAAAGGATGGTCTGGCAAGTAAACCGACTGATTTGGAACAGAGATTGTATAATGTCTATCTCCAGTAAAATAAGATCTGGATGAAGATGCTCCAGTTGTTGTCCCAATACCTACAGATTGAATGCTATTGAAAAATACTTTATCATTCAAAGAAGAATCAAAGTCTGGAACACTTAATGGTAAAGTAAATTTACTTGGAGATACAAATACATCAGTATTTGCAGTGTGTGCGGCACCTACAATCCCCCTCAATACCCTGACAACTTTTTTATTGGGGTATGTGCCCAAAACAGATAAAGTTTCTGTTCCAATGCCTAAAGTGCTACCTACAGAAATAGAGTTGACAACTCTATTCACAAACATGTCAGTGACAAAACCAACAGTAGAATTGGCAGCTAACTCCACTGACAATCGCGTTCTTTCGGAAGAAACTCCAATTTTATGAGATTTTGTTACGCCCGAAATAAATGTTGACAGTCCAGAAATAACAATTTGATCGTTATCAAAGTAGGGGTGTGAGGGATCAACATTTACTGATACTACCTCAGGAGACTCTCTAACTAATACTACATTTTGAAAAGACTGAATCGTTGTATCAATCCTTTCAATTGATTTGCCAGTGACCCTAGAAACATACGCAGAAAGTCCCCCTCCACTTGTATCAGTATTATCAAATATTGCAGACTCGCCAACTCTATAATCAGTTCCAGCTCCGTTAATTTTAAATCCACTAACAGAACCTTTGCTGATAGAATCAATTACTGCACTTTGAGTAATAATTTCATTAGGTTCAGAAACAAAATCATTGGTTGCAAATCTATCGCCAGCAACATAAGGGAGTGTGTTTCTCCTCAAATCGGAAGAATTGAAATCAAAAGTTTGATCAATGTTTTGATTTACTGGGACGGAAGAATATGAGTCGCCCATAAAGAATGGGAACTTACTATTTTTTCCATCACTGGTAATTGAAGCGTGATAGGCATAAACTCCATTAGGATATTCTGGAGTTTTGGAATATCTTCCATTATGCTCATCCAAATCACCAGAGTCTGTAAACTTGTAATCTTCAACAAAAAATCCTGCTGTAAAACCGACTGGTCTATCAGAAACTTCTGCAGTTGCTAATTCATAACCACTTGACAAGATTTTAACACCAGAATTTACATCTGATGGATCTACAAAAGCATAAGCACCATAAATGGGATTGCCATCATATGCCCAACCAATAATTGGAGAGTGTGTTCCTCCAATATCTTCAAATGTGTCTGCACCTATAGCAGTAGAATATCCAACTAAACCATAACCAAGTTTATTATTAGTCTCAACTAATACTTCATCACCAAATCTGCTGTGCATGTTGCAAGTTAAATCTCTAACTTCAACATCAACAACACCATTGTTACCTGCTGGTGTTACGACTACTGATGTGGTAGTTTGTTCATAACCACTGCCACCAGCGATAACTACGACTTGAGTAATTTTACCATCACTTACAATTGATCTGAGTCTTGCACCAAGACCCTCACCTTCAACTTCAAGGTCCGGAGACGAAGAATATTCTGATCCAGGATTTGTAACTTGAACTGAAACTACCTTTCCACCAGAAATTAATGGTTTAAGTTCAGCATCTTTTCCATTTTTGATTTTTATATTTGGTTTTTTCTCAAAATTAAGAACAGTTGATCCATATCCCGTTCCAGTTTCATACAAGTATAGATCAACAATCTCACCTCTTATAGAAGGAGTTGCTGTGATTACACCAGATACACCATCAAATTCTGCATTGACAGTAATACTTATTGGGGGATAAGAGAAGTTTTGGAATCCAGTTCCAGATCCAGTAATATTAACATGATGGTTTTTTGTATAATTTGTTGTATTAGTTCCACCAACACCAGCATTTGCCAGTTTAAATGAATGATCATCAATTTTTAAAACTTGGTATTGAACTGTGGTGGTAAGACCAGTTACAGCAGTTCCATCTGTACTATAAACAATTTTATCACCATCAGCAAATCCATGATTTTTGAATGTGATTACATCAGATACTGTGGAGATACTCTCAGGTTTAACTTTAAGTTGTCTATTCTCATATCCAGTTCCCGAATTGATAACTTTGATGGAACTGATATTTTTCTTACCATCAAATAATCTAAACTTATGAATGCCTTGAGAAGCAGTTGTAAATCCTACTGTGTTGATACCACTTGAGTAATTTTCAAAAGTTTCATACAATTTGATCGTGGTTGTGTTAACCACTTGAGCATAATATACAGATCCACTTGCTAATGCTCTATCTTGATGATCATTTGAACCACCAAAAGTTCCAACACCAATTGCATTATTGCCATTTCTACTATAGACTATTGCGTCACCATTCCTCAAGTTGTGAGGTGTATTAAACGTGATGGTTTCATCACTATTATCAATCGCTCCACCACCACCAGTTAAACGAGCATCAAACTCAATTTCGCGATACCTGGTTTCTAAAACTGGTTGAAGAACAGCTCCAGAACCATTACCACCACTAATAGTAATGGATGGAACATCAATAATATCAAAATCTTGAGGATCAATTTTTACTTCAGTAACACTACCACGAACGACTGGTCTAACAAGTGCAGTCGTATGAGCAGCACCAGGAGAGTCAATTTCAATAGTTGGTGGATTTATTACATCATAGTCGTTTCCACCATTATACAATCTAACATTTTTAATCGGACCAGAATAAATCTTATCAGTTGACTTATAACTTATAATTTCTGTACCATTGACCAACATTCCAGTAGATCCTGGCAAAGTTGATGTTCCTTTTCCATCTTTAATATTTCTGATTAAAGGAAACTTTTTCAGTAATTGTTGAGGATAAATTGCATCACTTTTTTGACTTATAAGAACAAACTTATGTGTTCCAGGACCAGCAGATGTAAACTCAATAGAAGAGTCCGATTCAATTAAAGACCTAGAAGCAAACAGTTTTATTTGATTGGATGCAGACAGTACCTTAACAAAGTAAATCCCCTCAGGGACGCCTACAAGGGTGTCTGAGGACGCTCTGTAAAATACTTCATCGCCAGTTACAAATGGAACTGGGGATGCAAAAGAAATAATACTATATTTCAAAGTTGAGTTGTTAAATCCTTGAAGTGCACTACCAGAAGCAGAAGCTAAAGTTGCACTTAAAGAACTTTCAAGAATGTCATATGATGGTAGAGAGTTTGAAGCAACATATGCATGAGTGTCATCAGTATATACATTCTGAACATCAGTGGTGATGTTGTTGTCACCATAAAATAGTGGAGTGCCACTACTAGTAGCGGTTTTAAGTTTTCTCCTAATCGTATAAATTGCCGTACTAATACCAGTGAATCCTGCAAGATTGTTAAGAGTGATTTGCTTATTTGAGGCAGTAATTGAAGCAACTACAGCATTGGCGTGAAGAACAGTTTCTGTAGTTCCACTCAAAATATCTACAGAATCTCCAACTTTGAGACTTGATTTGTCAATCTCGCTTTTCAATTGTACTGTGGCACCATTGATGCTTACAACGTCAAATCTACAACTTGTATTGTATATCCAACTATTAGCAAATATTTGCTTATCAGTTTTATTGACTTCTGGATTTTTGATTCTTTCACCAATGTTTTTTACAAATATCCTTTGCCCCTCATTGGAGAGTAAAACGTCATCGGTAATTTTAACATCAGAGAGAACACCACCAATTCTAATTTCTACTTTCTTAGAAAGGTCACCATCTTCGTATCCTATGTAAACTTCGTCGGTTCTAAGATCTGTTTTTGGAGGTATGGCAGTTCCAATACCACTGCATCCAAGGAATTGGTTTACAGTTTTATCAGAATACTCAATAGTATTTCTACCAGAAATCAAAGTTCCAGTCTGTGCAAATCCAACTGTTGAATCAACAGTTACAACAGAAGAACCTACACTAACGCTATTTGAAACTTTTGTGGATGGTTGAACTTTAAAAGTCCCTTCTACAACATCCCTATCATCAAAACCAACAAATAACTTAAGCTTAAAATATGTGCTAATTCCAGACCGAGTAAGAATTTCTACTTCAGAAATAGACGCTTGAGTTTCAGAATCAGTAGATTTTACAATCGTTTGACCAACTAACTTATTGGGATCACCAGAAATCCTCTCTACAACAACCTCCTCTCTTCTTGTAAATTTTGCTGATGAGGGTTTAATGAGTTTTGATTCTAAATCAATTACAGATGCATTAACACCGTAAAGAACCTTGAACAGAATTTTGAAAGAATCCTCAGTTCCCTTTGCCTCATATAAACCTCTTACTTCTTTTACAAAGTTATTAACATCTAAATCATCTACAAAATCAACGTCTTCAAGACCAGGAGCATAAGAATACTTTAATTTTTTGTAAAATTCTTTGAGAAATAAAGAACTTAGGTTTTGTACAATATCGCCACTTGCATGAACTTCCTGAGACGTATCACTGAATACAAGTTCTTCAGGATCAAGTGCAGAACGATATGAAGAAATACCACTGAAACCTCGTACACATCCAGTGAAAGAAGTTGCAGTTTTTCCAGTATATGTTATAATTTCATCACCGATCTTGAACAGACCATACTCATCAGGAAATCCTTTAGTCGTGGAAACCTGAACTGTATCGGCAGTAGAGGAAATTCCAGCAGTCAAACTGGTGTATCCAGTGACAACCTCTGGTGTAAGGTTGTCAAATTTAAGATACTGGTCTAAGTTCTCAACAATATCAGTAGCACCGCCCTGATGTTCTTGAGAAATATAATATTGCTTCAGAAAGTCAATTGATTTTGGACTTTCGGATCTAAGAAATTCGGGTAACTGACTATCAATTACTTGCTGTACTTTTACCCTTCTTTCAAAGCCTGTTTGTATCATTCTTATCCTCTCTTAAGTTCTCCGTTTAGGTAACTTGAAGTAACTTTATAACCGACGCCAGAGATCTGCTCGCCAGATGTAATAGTATCTTTAACCATATTTATCTCACTATTTGCAACGTCAAAAGAAAGATAAAGATCCTTCAAACCTATAACATCATTAGAATCAGGCACTGCCTGAATTTCAATAATGTTATTTTCCTTAACTGTGGAAGTGATCGTAATCGTATTTAATAATATCTCACCCTTCATGTAGTCAACTGTTCCTGCAGACTTGATTATAACTTCAAACTCTCCACTTTCATTTCTTTCTCTAACAACAGAGATGACTCCTTTACCATTTACTCCTGGAGTATCAGTAAAATAGAATGTTCCATTTCTTCCAGAGAGACCAAATCCAGTGCTCTTAATATTAAATCCATCACGACCCATACGGAACTTGTTTCCGTAGCAAAGTTCATACTGAGCGGAGCGATTGATTAATGCTTTCAGATTTCTTCTAATTCTCACCCTCGTAATATTGGAAGTGATGGCATTATCAGTACTATCAATGGTTTGACACAATTTACTATATTTGAAGCGTCCACCAAACTGATTAATGTTTGCGGTAGCAAAAGTATTCAACGTTGATATAACTTTTGACTTCAGATCATTGACATTTGAGACTTTTGAATTATTATAGTAGACTGCAGAATCAATCTCAACAAAAAGAACCTTAAGATCCGTAATTTTCTGATTAATACCCGACAAAGCGTAATTTTTCAGCTTTGCAGCAATAGATTGCTTGTCAAAATCAGAAACAAAATCGCCATTTTTAGGTTTAATGCTAATAATTACGTTTCCAAACTCTGGTGGATCTAATTCTTCACCACCAACAACAGAAACTGACTCGGTATTTGGATAAATTGACTGAATTATTGCCTCATAGTCGCGTGCAGTCACTGCACGATATTGTGAGGAGTAAATTCTTGGCGCAAAATACTTGATTGAGTCAATACTTTCAATATCACCACCATTTTGTGCTTTTTCGGAGGTTGAAATGGTAACATCAGAAGTCGGAACGATGATATTTCCAAGATTATCAGTAACTCTTCCAGAATATGCGAAATTTTTCGCCCCATTTCCATCAATACCGTCAGTAACGATGTAAGAAACGGTAATTATTGTACCATTCTCTAATTTTTTGCCAAAATATCCGTCACCAAAGAGAAGTTCGTACCTTTCGTCTTGAACTTCTTGTAAAAGATAGATTTCGGAGTTCTTATTGAGGTTTAAAATATTTTTAGCAAGTTCATATTCTCTTCCTTCACCCGAATCTGAAGCTCCTTTGACTTTTACAACGATTGTGGAGGTATCAATGAACGGATTTTGTAAAATAAAGCGTTGATCTAACGATCCATCAACGACAAATTGTTTTTTTAAGTAAGTTCCTTGATAAACATATAAGTCATTAAAGTGTGCAACTCCAGAATCATTCGCAGCGGTGACATCTTCTGGAATTGAGAAGACAAATTGACTCTCATTGACGTTTCCTACGCATATCAGACCCGCTTCTAAGGTCATTGTAGGACTCGTGACGCCGTTTGGGGCGGTGCTGCTTCGTGTATCTACCTTCAGACTGATACGCGCCTTAGCGGCGCTTCTGGAGCGAGGTACATAACCAATATTTCTTGCCAAAGAAACAACATTTTCTCTCAAAGTTGCCGAATCCAAGAAGGATTCATTGACAATCATGTTTGAGTTATAGGCAGTAATGTAAGTATTATACGCTAACGTGTCAATTAAGACAGAAAAATTAGATCCCTCAAAATCAAAGTCCGTAAACGTAGAGTTTGCACGGAGATAGTCTTTGATTTGGGACCTAATTTGGTCAAAATCTAGATTTGTAAATTTAGTAAAAGGCATATTACCTTGTTGCCTCTAGCAAAAATGAAAATTCTTGAGTAGGAAAGTCCTGACCAACAATATCATAAAAGACAGTAACATTAAATGTGTTATTATCTGGTTGAGGATCTACATCAACCTGCACATTTGCAACTCTAGGTTCAAAATTATCAATTGTTGTGATAATTTGCTCTTCAATTACGCCCGCAGTGGCAAAATCAACGAAATCAAAAAGACTTGCCCGTACATCAGACCCTAAAATAGGTTGAAAAAACCTTTCTGTAGGGATCGTTTGCACTAAATTTTGAACAGATCGCGTGATTGCTCTTGCGTTCTTCAAAATTGGCAAGTCTTTTGTCACAGGATGTGGGTCAAAAGACAGACTTATGTCTCTAAATGCTCTTGATTCCCGTGAAATTGCCATTGGTCAGTAGTTTTCTTGACTTTATTTATGGCAGCAGGGTCACCATAAACTTCTTGGATCACTCTTTCCTCTGGATCTTCGGTTTTATGTGGTTTGGACCAGTATTCGTGCATGTAATTATTAGGCATTGACCAGTAATCCGTAATTAAGTTTGTTGTTCCCCACATTTTGTACATGTGGTTTTTGTCCCTATCAACGGGTGAATTGCCCATTTAGTCCTCTTTGGGTGATTCGGTGTATTTATTTTCGCGTTCGTCTGCCGTTTTCCAGAAGTATTCATCTTCACGACCCATACCGAGACGCTTGTAACCATTTTCAACTTGATAATACTGAGTAGAAACCTTAAAATCAGGCATTTTAGGTTCTACAGGTGTCAGACTATTATCAAAAATACGTAATCTATTGTTTGGGTAGAGTGCATACTGTCCATTTTCAAGTTCAATTAGGTTATGAGACTTATGTTCGGCAGGATTTTCACTCGTTGCCCAGTCTACGTAGTCTGGATCATGATGATAGTTGTCAATCGTACAGACATAAGTTCCTTTTACATTACCATGATCGCGAGTGTAACACTCAAAAT